TTTGCTGAGAACTATTTTGATAGTGACCTAAAGAAGGCAGAATATTGTCTCAAGGACGTATTCTTGCTTCACAAGTGGACAAAGATACAGCAGAATCTAAAGCCTGTTGATTTTGTCACTCAGCTACAGACTAAGACATTCACTGACATTGATACTATGGGTGCAGCGGCTTGTCAGGGTGGTGCTTGTGAAATTCTCTAAGTGGCAACATGCATACATGAAAACGGCAGAGACCTTCGGGTCTCTGTCTACAGCGAAGCGACTTCAAGTTGGTGCTATCATTGTCAAAGACAATCGTATCATCAGCATTGGTTATAACGGTATGCCATCTGGTTGGACTAATGAGTGTGAAGATGAAATCACTCAAGAAGTTGAACAGGAGATTTTATATGGGCCAGGCGACCCTGCTTGGACAGAAAAGCAGACGATAACAACGCACAAAACAAAACCAGAAGTGATTCATGCTGAAGCAAATGCTATTGCTAAACTGGCCAAGTCACATGAATCTGGTTTAGATGCTGAGATGTATATTACACATGCTCCGTGTATTGATTGTGCGAAGATGATATATACTGCTGGTATCAAAACTGTGTATTATAAGAACTATTATAAAAGTTGTGATGGTATTGTGTTTCTAGCACAGTGCGGAGTTGCAACAACACACTTTACAGAAGAATAAAGGATAACAATGTCAAAAGAAGTAGAAAAGAAGCATTGTCATTACTGCGAGACATCTTATAGATTAATCTATCACACAGAAGAAACATTTAGCAATCCAAAGTTTTGCCCCTTTTGTGGTGAAGAAGTATATGGCGATTTAGACGACTGGATTGATATAGACGACCAAGAAGAGTGATATATACTTCTGAACAAGGAGTTATATCATGTGGCTATTTGAGAACAAGGAAGTTGACAGTGACATTATTGATGACTACATTGGTTTTGTATACTGTATTACTAACAATGTCACTGGTAAAAAATATATCGGTAAGAAACTCTTCAAGAGTACTCGCCGTACAAAAGTCAAAGGGCAGACACGGCGCAAGAAAACAGTAAAAGAATCAGACTGGAAAGAATATTGGGGTTCTAACAAAGTTCTTCAAGAAGATGTCAATACACTTGGTGAAGATAACTTTGAAAGAATAATATTGAAACTGTGTAAGACAAAAGGAGAGTGTAACTATTGGGAAGCCAAATATCAGATGCAGTATGAAGTATTAGAATCTGATGATTGGTATAATGAATGGATTATGGTAAAAGTTCATAGAAGTCATATAAACAAGGAGTAGATTATGATTAGAAATATGATTATTGGTGCATTGATTGCTGGTGCTATGATTGGCACAGCACATGCAAGAACACAGATTAGCATTGTAGGTAGCAGTACAGTACTACCATTTTCAAGTCTTGTAGCAGAGCAGTATACAAGAACAATGCAAAAACCTAGCCCTATTGTAGAATCTACAGGCACAGGTGGTGGAATGAAACTGTTCTGTAAGGGTATTGGTCCTAATATTCCAGACATTACAAATGCTTCACGAAAAATCAAGGACAGCGAAAAAGAAGATTGTGCAAGCAATGGCGTTACTCCAGTTGAAGTAATGATTGGTTATGACGGTATTGTTGTAGCAAATCACAAGTCTGGTCCTGCGCTTTCAATCACCCGTGAACAACTGTTTATGGCTTTGGCCAAGAAGATTTATGTTGATGGTAAGTGGGTAGACAACACCTATGAAAAGTGGAGTGATATTGATGCATCTCTACCAGATATGAGAATCAGAGTTTATGGTCCACCACCAACTTCTGGTACAAGAGATGCTTTTATTGAGTTGGTATTTCATGAAGTATGTAAAGCATGGGGTCTAGGTAAAGAAGCTGAAAAGAGTAAAGAGTGTAACGAGGTAAGAATCGAAGGCGGTTATTACATCGAAGCGGGTGAAAATGATAACCTTCTGGTTCAAAAGTTAGCCAGTGACACAGAATCATTTGCTATCTTTGGTTTCAGTTTCCTTGACAACAACAAGGATAGCGTACAGGGTGCTATCATTGATGGTGGTCTACCCGAATTTGAAAGCATTTCAGATGGTTCGTATCCAATCAGCAGAAGCCTTTACTTCTATGTGAAGAAAGAGCATGTTGGTAATATTCCATATCTCAGAGAGTTTGTTGAGTTCTTTCTTTCTGATAATATGATTGGGCAAGATGGTATTGCAACTGAAAAAGGTTTGATTCCGCTGAGTGAAGTAGAACTTGAAAAGATGCGAGTAAATGTGTTAGAACAACTACAGTAACAGAAAATCGGGCTTCGGCCCGATTTTTTTATAAAAAGTGCTTGACATATGTACCAAAATCTCATATAGTGTATATGTAAGAGAGAGAAAGAAAGGTACTGATATGGCCACTATGAACATTCCTGCTGAAAAACTTGAAGCCTACCTTGAAGATATCAAGGCTGATTATGTCAAGTTCTGGAAGCCTGAAGACCTTGAAAAAGAACACATTCAGGAGATGATTGAAGAGTTCAACAAGGGTCTTCGGTACAAGGTTGGAAGCAAGTACATCAAGGTGATGACAAGCAACAGCGTTCACTCGTTCATCGTGAACAGTGAGAAGGCTAAGTTTCCTCTTGGTACTGTTCTCAAGGCCGCTTCGTGGGCTGCTCCTGCTACGAACTTTGGTCGGGGTAGCGTTCTTGACGGTAGCTATCAGATTCGGTGGACTGGGGCTTTCTAAGCCCCATTTTTTCTTGACAAACCATCTAATCCTGCTATTATGTATATGTAAGAGAGAGAAAGGAATGTAGCAATGCCAGTTCATAAGACAGCAATCCCCTTCAATAAGGACATGGCTCCTGTCGGCATGTTGAAACAGGCCGCAGAAGACCTTGAGCATCTGTTCAATACACTTGAACAGACTGAACATTACGGCAGGTCAAACAAGGAAGCGGATCAGATGCTTGCTGGTGCAGTTCGTGACATTTACGCTTACTGGAAACAAAAGTATCCCGCAAAAAGTGCTTGACATTCTGACCAATCCTGCTATTCTAAGACCATAGAGAGAGAAAGGAATCACCTAATGACTCAGTTCACCTTTGACACTTCTATCGTTTCTGACCTTCACAAGGATGCTCGTGGTTGGCGTCCTCGTGAGTACTTCTGGGAGACTTGGGAAGCTGCTTCTGATGAAGAGAAGCAGGAGATTTGGGACGGTCTTTGTAATGAACTCAACTTGGAAATGGAGCGTGAGCGCAAGGCCGAAAAGCAGGCCGTCGCTGAGTTTGAGAAGCAAATCGCTCGCAATCTCTCCTATGGTGCTGCTGACCGCCAGCAGGCTATTCGCTGGATTGTTGAGTCTCTTGATCCCAGCGAGATAGACCTGCGCTATGGTGGCAGCTGGGTCTGCTGGGAACTGGGTCTTCCCTACTCCATGAAAGACGACTTCAAGGAAGTATGCAAGGAGCTTGCTGGCCAGCTGGCAGAAACCACTGATGAACCCTATTCTAACAAGTGGTAAAGGAGAATAATAATGACTCTGAGTGAACTGAAACAACAGATTGAAGACTTTATAGCAGTCTTTGGTGATGTTGACCTCCAGGGTGAACCTAGCGTTCAACCATACAAGCCAACATCAGACTCTCCTATCAAGGCTCAGATATGGGACTTGCAAGAGCATTGGGATGATGAAGCGGTAGAAGAAGACGATTATGATGATTCGATGGATGGCGACCATGACTCCGCCATGGCATCGGCTGGTTGGGGTACTGATGAAGATTATGGATATTATGGAGAATAATGATGCCAAACTGGTGTAGTAATGATGTGTCTATAACACATAAGAATCCTGAGATGATTAAGAAGGTCATTTCAGGTGCTGATAATGGTAAGCTGTTTGAAGAAATGGTTCCAATCGGTGAATGGGATTATGGTACTGCTATTGAGAAATGGGGTACAAAGTGGGACGTAACTGATGCTGAGACATATTCAGGTGATGAAAACTCTGTGAATATGTACTTTATGACAGCATGGGGTCCTCCTATTACATTTTATGAGGCTCTTACTGAAATGGGCTTTGAAGTTGAGGCCACATATTCAGAAGAAGGTATGTTATTCGTAGGTAAGTACACATCTGAAGATGGTGATGAGTCATATGAACTAGACTTCAGTGATGAAAACTGGCGTGATGAGATAGATGACTCCGATGTTATGGATATCGCTGAAGAAATGTATGAAAGTTATGTTGAATTTAATTTGGAGGAAGACGAAGAAACCACTTGACACATGCTCCAAAATCGTGTAGTCTATATCCATAGTCAATGAGAGAGGTGAAAGACATGATGGTTGAGTATTACGAATTTGCCAAGAAGCTGCGTGGTCTGGCTCGCCGTGCTGACAACTTCAGCTATGACCGTAAGAGGTTGCTTGACGATTTGCTCTTCATGGCTGAGAACTATGAAGATGCCGCAGAGCGCCTTGAGATGCAGGCTATCATTCAGATGCAGCGTGACGCTGTAGAGAATGACGGTATTGAAGTTCTTCAGCTTGTATCTTCAAAGCCTCTGTAATGGGCTTTGTATATGTCAAAACGTCTTCTGGGCGCAAGAAAACGCCCAAGAAGACTGTAGAAGCTAATCGCCAGCATCAGCAGTGGTTAGCTTCTCTTGGCTATTCCAAGCGTTCTACACTGGGTGTAAAGGCCGCTGAAGAGATTGACCAGCGCCCACAGAGAAATGTAGCACCAGTCTCTAATGACATTCCTGGTGCTTGTTTCAAGCGTTCTATTGACGATTATAAATGGAAGGGTAGGCAAGAATCTAAAGAAACGATTGCTGAGATTGAGCGAAAGAAACTTAGAGTCGCACCTGCCTATAACAAGGGCAGCACTCAATATATAACAGAGGGGGCTGATCCAAAGACATTAGGGCGTAAGATATGAACATAGAAATCTATTCAAAAGACGATTGCTCTTGGTGTACAAAAGCGAAGGACCTGCTGGAATCAGTGGGTCTTTCTTATACCGAGAAGAAGTATGGAGTTGATTATGGAAAAGCACACTTAGAAAAACTTCTAGGTGAAGGTGCTAAACTTACAGTTCCACAGATTATCATCAATAACAAACTTGTTGGTGGATATGAAGACTTAGGTAAATATTTGGAAGAACATGGAGTATTGGGTTTACAAACTTAATAAATACTCACATGACAAACAAAACAACATACATTTGGTATATCTTTTTATGCCTTAACATTATAGCATTTTATCTGCTATATCACTACGATATCATTCACTGGATTGTTGCTAATGATGTGACTTATATCACAAGTATCATAGCAGCAATCTACTCTGCCACTTTTCTTTCTATTGGTTATATCACAAGAAAAATTGACTTATATGAAAGAGATGTTGAATCTTACTATGAAGTTCCCTGGTTCGTATCAGAACAGATACTTGGTCTAGGGCTTCTAGGTACCGTAATTGGCTTTATGTACATGTTGAGTGGAGACCTAATCAATACAAAACTACAAAACGCCGAAAGTGTAATCAAGTTGATGTCAACAATGAGTTTGTCCATGGGCACGGCACTTTTGACCACTGCTACAGGATTGATAGCCAGTATGCTTCTGAAATCTCAGATAGTATTTCTGGTTAGACTCATTAAAAATGAACTTTAAATCTAACTTTTATGCAAACACATTTACTGACTTACTTTTCAACATTCTTGTTGGTATAGTCTTTCTATTCATTCTAGCACTTCTTCTCATAAACCCAATAGCAAAAGATGCTACTGTAAAGAAGAAGGCTGAATGGATTATTGAAATGACATGGCCAAAAGAAAACGATTGTGATATGGACTTATGGGTAATGGACCCAGATGGTAATATCGTCTCATTCAAAAAGAAGTCTGTTGGGCTTATGCATATTGAAAGAGATGACCTAGGGCGCACTACAGATGTGTTCTTTGATAAGAATGGTGTCAGACATTTTGCTGATGAAAACGGAGAAGTCTGGACACTTCGTGGGCAAATGAAAGGTGAGTTCGTTGTTAATGTTCATGTGTACTCTTGTAGAACATCAGACAATGGTGTACAACTGAAAGATGGCACATTCATATCTCAATTCAAGAAAGTTGGAGAGGGAATTGATGTTCCAGTGTCAGTAAGAGTTATTCGTATCAATCCATCGTATATGATATTCAAGACAGTCATAAAAAATATGAAAAGCGTATGGGATGAACAGACTTTCATGATTCTTGATATAGATGAAAAGTCTGCAACTTTTGTTGGTGATGATTATGTAAAATTAGTGGATGTTGAGAAATGATTACACTAGCGATATTTTCTTATTTTGTTATATTTGCCACAATACTTGTTGTAGTCTTGAGAGACTCAAATATCAGGCAAAGAACAAAATATATTCTAGCAACTCTATTCTTTTCTGCTACGCTACTCACACATAACTCAATAACATCTCAGCAAGGATATGCAGTATACTCGGAAGATGTTCCTGCTGGGCAAATTGTAGCCATTGAGATTTCAAGTCAAAGTGGTATTTTTCTGTGGCTATATGAAGAAAATATGTCAAAATCATTGCTAGATTATGTTCTGTTCAGAGATATTGTGAAGCAGCCTAAAGCATATCGTATTGAATATAATGAAGAACGAGCAAAAAAGTTTCAGCAAATGAAAAAGAAAATGCAGCAAGGCTATGCTGTAAAGAAACAGGGTCCAAAAGATAGAAGGCCTAGCGAATCAGAAACCATGATGATTATTGACAACAATAGATATATATTCATGGACCCAAGAAATCTGATGAAGAAAGAACCTCAAGAATAGTCTTGACATTATAACCGAATCATACTATAATGAAAACACTAAGAGAAATATTAGATAAACTGCCACCTGAAAGGCGTGAAAAGATTATGAAGATGTATGAACAACTAAAGGATGAATATGATGCCACACCCACACAAGAACAGACCTAGAGTAGGTCGTCGTAAAGTTGGTTCCAAAAAGCGTAAGAACGCAAGGAAGAATAGGAAGAAGTGATGAACAACGGTGAATTATCAGTGAAAGAAGCAAAAGAAATCTTGGAGCGTCTTCAGAAAATGGAGAAGAGGTTTGATGAGATGTATGATATTCTACGAAGAATGTGGTTGGCTTCATGAGTGCAGATAATGGTGTTTATATTCTGGAGACGAAGGGCCCAGAATATCGTGTGGCATACGCACACGCTATTGAAAACATCTTCAATGATGCTGGTATGATTCGTGAGTATTTTGACGAATCAGAAATCTTCCGAACCCGAAAAAAAGCACTTGACAAAGCCTCTGAAATATACGATAATGTAAAGTATACCGAGTATGGTGTCGTTGTGATTGACACATACTTTGACAGAGACTACTACTCATTCTAGGAGATGAAAATGGCTCGCAAAGCCGCAGTGAAAAAGCAGCGCAAGTCTGTTTCTCGTATCAAGACATTTGATGAAAAGTATCTTGGACCAGAACCAGACTTGCGTGGTGAGTATGACCGTGTAGATTTGGCAAGAGCATATAACTGGTATAACTATTTCTGCAACAGCGATGATGCAAAGAAGTATGTACTAGAATACCTCAAGGAGTTCAAGCACGACAAGAAACTCCAGAAAGACTTCTCAAAAGTTGACGCAAAGGTTGTTCCAAACAGTGTTGGTTGGAACTGCCGTATTCTGACTCTTGGTGGCCATCTCTCTGAAGAGTTGACTGCCAAGACGATTGAACGCATCAAGACATTGGCTGAGACTTCAAAGCCTGAAGAAGTTGTGGAAGTTGTTGAGCAGAAGAAGGTTGTTGTCAGCATTCAAGATAGGATTCGTGAAAAGGTCTATGACTTGGTTGCTGAGATTGAAGAGCAACTAGATATCTTCTTTGAGACTGGTAGCAGCGAGTTTGATATCAAGAACTGGTTGACACAAAATGATGTGAAGCCTGCTATTGCGTCAAAGATTGGTGAGAGGTATAAGCCTCTCTATGCTGAACTCTATGATGCTGTGGATGGCAAAGACAAAGAACTGAAGGATGCTTACAAGCACATCAAGAAGCCTGTGCTGAAGAAGATTCTGGCCTTTGTCAAGGATATCATTGCATTGACTGAGCAGCGGGCTACAGTCATGAAAGCTACTAGAAAGCCTCGCAAGAAGAAGGAAAAGCCTGCTGCGGTTCTTGTCGCAAAGATGCAGTATCTTGAACAGTCTGATGAATATGGTATCAAGTCTCCATCTCCTACTGAGATTATCGGCTCCAGTCAGGTATGGGTATTCAATACAAAGTATCGTAAGTTGACTGTACTGAATGCGATGGGACCTGCTGGTCTTTCAGTCAAGGGTACGACTATCACAGGCTTTGACGAAAAGACTTCTCAGACAAAGGCTCTGCGAAAGCCAAAAGAATCTCTTGATAGGGTTCTGAATGGTGGAAAGATTGTTCTGAGAAAGTTCATGGATGAACTGAAAACCAAGCCTCAGGAAGCTAAAGGAAGAATAAATACTGATACAGTCATTGTAAGGGTAATCAAATGACAGAGATTTTACAGTTCCCAAAGAACAAAATCGTAAGAGAAGTGCCTATTGATAATGAACGACTAGAGAAAGCAAAGAAACAGAGTGTAAAAAACTTTGCTGAATCATTAGTAGCAAATATCGGTGAGAACATTCTACTTGACCTTGAGCAAGGTGCAGGTCTAGAAGTATCATCAAAGAATGAAGATTTTACTAGAGACTTCTTTTTTGCTCTAGATGTTCTTCGTGCTACAATCTATAGGCAGCTAGAACTTGACCATCATCTTCACGAATACATCAATGAACATGTCAAGGTAAGCAAACTTGAAGACATGGACTTTTATAGTGATGATATCAGTGAGTATGATGAAGAAAAACTTCTGAAAGAACTACTTGACATTGAGGAATAATCACTATATAATACTGTGATAATAATGAAGTGAGGAAAGATAATGTTATTGATTGACCTGAATCAGGTCCTTATATCAAATCTGATGCAACAGATTAATGGTAATCCAAAAGCGAAACTTGACGAAAATCTTATTCGTCATATGGTTCTTAATAGTCTCCGTTCATACATCAAGCAGTTCAAGAATAAGTATGGTGATGTTGTCATTGCTTGTGACAATAAGAAGTACTGGCGCCGTGATGTATTTCCATTCTATAAGTCCAATCGCAAGAAGGACAGAGAGAAGTCTGGCTTTGACTGGGCTTTGATATTTGATACTCTGAACAAGATTCGTGATGAACTCAAAGAGTATTTTCCATATAAAGTTATTGATGTTGACGGAGCAGAAGCAGACGATGTTATTGCTGTTCTTACAGCCAGATATTCTCCGCATGAAGAAGTATTGATTCTGTCTTCAGATAAAGACTTTATGCAGTTGCAGAAGTATAATAATGTGACTCAGTACAGCCCAATTCTGAAGAAGTATATCTCAACGGACAATCCAAAGCACTATATCAAAGAGCATATCATCAAGGGTGATAGAGGTGACGGTATTCCAAACTTTCTGTCTCCTGACAATGTGTTTGCTCTTGGTGAAAGGCAGAAGCCTATTCGCAAGGATAAGATTGCTCAGTGGATTTCTATGGACCCAAAAGAGTTCTGTGTGAATGAATCAATGCTCCGTGGGTACAAGCGCAATCAAATGCTTGTTGACTTGGATTACATTCCAGAAGATATTCAGTCAAGTATTGTAGAAGAATATGAAAATGTAAAGTCAGGTTCTCGCCAAAAGATGATGAACTACTTTATTGAGAAAAGACTAAGAAACCTTATAGAAGTAATGGATGAATTTTAATGAAAAAGAATATTCACGAAATCTTTGAAGAGTTTGAACAGGCCTCTTCAAGAAAAGACAAGATTGCAGTTCTACAGAAGAACGATAGTTATGCACTGAGGCAAGTTCTAAAGGGTTCTTTTGATCCTAAGATAGAGTTTATCATTGAAAAGGTGCCATACTATAGCCCATCAGACGCACCAATTGGTCTTGGTTATACTAACATTTCACAAGAACTAAAACGGGTTTATCTATTTCAGAAAGATAATCCCAAGAGAGATCCAAATCTTTCTAAAGAGAGAGTTGAAGTCATTCTTATTCAGATGCTTGAAAATCTTGAAGCGAAAGAGGCGGTTGTATTCATGAATATGCTTTTGAAGAAGCAGAAAGTGAAGGGGCTTACTGACAAGATTGTTCAGGAAGCATTCCCAGGTCTAATCTAAAATAAGGAAATCATGAAATGAAGCGTAAGAGTTCAGATGATTTTGATGAGATGGAACTTCTGAAGGAACTGGTTGTGCGCGAGAAAAGACGCCCAATCAGGAACTTCAAGAGGGCATATCTGGATCACATGGACGATTATGACGAGATAGACGACTTCTACTCTCGCTAAAATATTTTTTGGTTTTTACCAAAAAAGTGGTTGACAAGCGGCCTCCTTTCGTATATTCTAACTATGAAAGTTGAGAGAGAAAGGAAATCGTTATGTGGCTTGTAAAGTGGAACTATCGTGGTCGCTGGGAGAACGGTGGCGAGAAGCTGTTTGAAAAGAACTATGCTGCTCAGTCGTTTGCCTATATGATGATACGGAAGCCTGGTATCACACAGACAGAAACAAAGTTTGTTGAAGTCGAAAAAAGTGCTTGACAAACCATCCAATCCTGCTATTCTGTATATGTAAGAGATAGAGAGGTTGACTGATATGAAACATGTTGTCTTTTATGAACACGATTTTGCTAGTTCTGAAATGTGGCAGGATTTGTGTGAACGCTTTGGTCAGACCTTTTACAATCCAGAAACAAAACAAGTCGAATATCCAGAAAGCATGGCCGTGAACATGCGTCTCGCAGAAGGTATGTACTAATGATTCACGAACCAAAGATTGACTATGATGCCCTCAACACCGAGTGGAGAATCTATAAGGGCAAGAGTTGGAAGGCTTTTCACAGAGTCACTGGTCAGTGCGTCAAGGATTCGACCTATTATAACCTGTGTGTCAGGCTACAGATGGGATATTTTTGAAAAAAGTGCTTGACAAACCATCCAATCCTGCTATTCTGTATATGTAAGAGATAGAGAGGTTCCCATGGCTTTTGCTCCCACTACCACCTTCTTTGATATTGGCGATGGCTCCATTCGTGGTTGCTTTGAAGAGAAGGACCATGGTCGCTTCTTTGAGTATAGCCAGAACGACGAACTGATTCTGGCTCCTCCTGCTCATGGTGGCAAGAACATGGAGTTTCCCCACAAGGTCTGGGTTGGTGATGGCAGCTATCGTCATGCTCGCGTTGGCAAGACTGTTGTCCATATCATCACTGATGAGACTGACATTGGTTGGGTTGTTGAAAAGTGGTACATTAAGAAGCATCGGAGTTATGTGAAGTGATTAACGAAATGCAGTGGATTGGTCTTCTTGATGAGATAGCCGATATTGTCTTCATGGAGTCTCATATTCGTGATGAGTATGGTGAAGACTCTTATGTAGACAATTCAGACTATGTTGCTACCAAAGTTCTTGAGAAGTTGGTAGAACTTGGTGT